TCAAAGAAATATAGAAGGTAGTGCAAATAAAGTACTTACTGATATGTTAAACTCATTAAGAAATAATCACGCTACATTTGTAGAGCAGATGAGAGTATTCTCAAATACAAATGGTAGTCATGCATTATTGTTAAAAAAGATGTTAGTACAAGCTAAAGTGCTTACCAAGGAAGGCACAGGCAATGTATCTCAATTTAAATTTAATGAAGACAAATTAACACAAAAAGTAATTAAAGATTTAAAAGAAACTATGGGAGACTATGGTACTTCTTTTGACGATATAGATGCGTTATTGCAACGTGAAAATGAAAATATGAGTGAATTGTTTAGTAGGTTAGATGATAAGCCTATTGATACACAAAACAGTTTAACTCAAGATCAATTTTTTAAACGATATATATCTGAAGAGCTAAGCATTGCCGATCAAAATGTGTATTTAGATGCTATATCTTCTGACAAATTAAATGATATTAATCCTATGGAAGCTTTGGCAAGGCAAGCTAATATAAAGTTTAAGATTAATAATGAAGAATTTTTGTTTGATGATTTAGATTTTAATAATGCTAAACATGTAAACACCTATAAAGAATATTTAGATCATGCAGGTGCCTTACTATCTTCACGTAGCAATTCCACTAAAAAAGTAATATTATCTTTCGATAATGGTAATACATCAGGCAAGTATAGAACTATGCAGAATACCCCATTTATGAAGTTTTTAGATAGTATTGGATATAAAGATGGTAATATTGATGGTGAAGGACTTAATTATTATTTTGTATCTGGTAGTGCAGACAACTTAGTTCAAGACGGTAGAGGTATTCGAAGAAAACATTTTAGTATATTTGACGGAGACTCTCCAAACTTAAGCGCAGAAGATAAAACATTTTTAGATAGTCAACGACAATTATTTGAAGATAATTTAAATGGATTAAATGGTTTAGACGTTAGAACTAAAATGAGTGTGTTAGATACAGAGTCAATATCATTTGATGGTGGACTTGCTTTATTTAGAATATCAAGCAGCGTTAATCCTATAGCAATTCCTAAAAAAGAATTATTTAAAATTACAGATGCATACAAGGATATGCTTGAAAGAAACAAAGATGCATTGGGATCTAGACTTTATAATGAAGGTTTAGATAGAGTTAAAAAACTAGAATCCAATCCTACTGTTAAGTCTTTTGCTCATGAGACAGCACTTAGACAGCTAATGTTTGAAAAATTATTATCTAGCAAAAATAATTCTAAGAACTTTATAGATGCATTAAAAGGAAACTTAGATGATTTAGGTAAACTTGGCAGTAGATTTAATTTATTCCATACTCCGAACTTTAAAAGACTAGATAAAAAAGTAGCTAAATTTATGGCGGTTACTGCTAAAGAAAAAACATTAGTAAATCAATTTCATAGCAGAGGAGCAGCTAGAGTTGCGATATGGAACGATAAAGATAATGCAAGTGTAAAAGAATCTTTATTGAATGACCCTATCTTTAAAAATGATCCTAAGGCTGTAGATGATTTCTTTAGAAAAGATTTATATGCAAGGGGAGATGAAACTTCATATGATAGTATCACATATATATCTAAAGATTATATGGATTATTTAAAAATAGCATATAGTAGAAACTCTAGAGAAGGTACAGAGTTATTTAAACCTGTTATTAGTTCTAATGAAGATGCATTGTTATTTGGTAAAACAGTATTTGTATATGAACCTAAACTTGATAAATTCTTTGGAGATAATAAAGTAGATATATTGACAACTGCTAGTGCATCTAAAGTCAAAGGTGAAGGTTGGAAAACAATAGAAGCTACTGATGCTCAGCTACCTAATTTAAAATTAAGTAAAGGCGTTGTTAGAAACATACCATTAGAGTCTGTAGGTATTAAACAAGACAGAGTTAAAGATAAAGACATGGCAAAGTTTTCTATACAAGCATATAATTATTTAAGTAGCGCAGAAGCAAACTCTATTTTTGGAGAAATGTATTCATCTAAATTAAATAGTGCGATGTCTGAAATGCAGCAATTATATGAAAACCCATTAAGGCGTAGAGCATTTTTTCAACAAGGATTTTCACAAGACCAATCAGTACAATCATTAATGGAAACAGGTGCAGGGTCACAAAACTTAGCTGCAGCATTACGATATTCTCAGTATGGAGACCCTATTGATTTAGGTCAAAAAATGATTATGTCACAATTTTATAGGAAGTTAGTTGATCCTGTTGTAAACCAAACAGCAATGTTAGATGGTCAAAGAGTTGGTGGTAAAGCTGTACTTATACAATCATTAGACAGAGCCAATAAAGTTAAGCCTACAATATTTAGAAATGGTAAACTTGAACAATATGGAGAGATAATGATACCAGCTCATGAAGCAGATGAAATGTTATCTATGAAGCCTGGTGATAAAAACAAAGTAAGAATTTTAGAAAGAAAAACTAATAAGATATTAGAGCTGCAAGATGTATTTGGTTCACGATTTAAAGATGAACAGATAGAACAAATGACATTAGGAGATTTGCATGATTCTTTAGACTTAATGTTTCCTAAAGGAAAGTATCAAGTAGCTATAGTTACAAATAGATATCCTAGAACTAGACCTAATGATATGACTATTATGGGACTTAAAGGATTTTTAGATGAGCAATATGGTAACTCTATGATTGTTAATGAGTTAGACGTACTTAATATATTTGAAGGCGACTATGATGTAGATAAAAATGATTATTACTTTAGACATTCTAAAAATATGTTTGACCATATTCAAGAAGCTCAACATAATTTTATACAAGGTGTTGACCCTGGAAGGTTTGCAGCTAGCATACCTAATTTAGCGTTGACTGGTGACGATGCAGCTTTAAATCAAGCTTGGCATACTCATGCAGCTAATGCAAATGTATTAAGAGCTGGTATTGGTGTAGTTCAAAAATTACAACGTAGCCTTAATTGGTTTAAAGATAAGCTTGGAGCTAAAGATGAAGAGAGCGGATTATATGATGTACTCACATTAAAAGATTCCAAAGGCAATGTTAAGTCTACTATTAAAATGGATTATGATAATAAAGATTGGTGGCATAGAACAGTATTAGAAACTCAAGCTATCATTGATGCAGGGACTGGAGTAGATGGTAAACTTATAGATATTATGGGCAATTGGAGATCTGACTACCTATTTCCATCTGTATTTAAATTTAGAAATCAAATTGAAGGTCAAGACAAAGAAACTAGAAGAAATCAATATTTAGAAGAGTTAAGAAATGGTGAAGTGCCTGATAGAATACCATTGTTTAGAAAGTTTGATGAAAATGAAAAAGAAGTAGAGGCAGGTCTTGATTCTGTAGAAAAAGAAATGATTCTATATCATTTAAATAAGTATGGTAAATTTTTAAGTTTATCTACAAATATATATGATAACTCTGGTATGGGTAAAAAACCTAGTTATCATGATATAATAGACTATAGTGATGATTTCTTTTCTTATGCTGCAAATCATAATACTATGTTTTATGCTTTAAACAATAAATTTAAATTTAATAAAGATAAATATACTTCCTCAGACAGAAGAAGACTTAGAGAGTATTTCCAAACAAATCAATTTGAAACCACTAATCCTGATGGCAGTACTAAAACAGTAACATATCCTGAAGGGACTCCTTTTACTGAAGACTTTAAAATAAATATGGAGAACTCAGCAAAGGGTACGCATGGCAATGTGTATGATAGATTAATGTGGAATATATTTAATTCAGATCCTATGAAAGCAAGAACGTACTCAGGTTTAGTAGGCAATGAAATTAAACAATTAGATGATATGTTCCAAAGAGTAGCTGGAGATGCAGACTACGATCAATTTACTACCGATGTCTTAGCATTTGCTAAAAGCCAGAACAAACAAATTAATACATTGGCATTTTTAAAACGTAAATATGGATTTTTAAATAGATTAAGAGTATCAGCTAAGCGTAAAAAAGAATTAATAGATGCAAACAATAGAGCTATTGCTGAACTTGAAATACAACTTGAAGGAACATTACCTTATAATTATAAAAAATCTAAGAGTGCTAAAGATTTAAAAGATGCACGTATAAAAATATTAGATATAGATAGCAGTCAGCAGCTTAAAGATGATTCTACTGTATTATATACATTAGAAGAACTAGTTAGACATAACTATGGTAATAAAGGGATGATGTCTGAAATAGATGAGCTTAAAACGTTTGAGCGTAGAGTCTTTGGTGACAATAATAATTTAGGTGAAACATTGCCTTACGAACAAAGAACAGCCATTAATCAAGATATGAAAAATTATCTTGCAAATATGCCTAATTACTCTACTATAAATGAAATGATAGAAATAAAATTAAGAGATGGAGTAGATAAACATGGGTTTTCATTCTTATTTCATTATGCTATGCCTGCTAAACAAAATGCTGTAGGTATATTTAATGGAGTAGCACATGCAGTTAGCCATAAACGTAATGCAAGATTTGAAAGAATACTTAAATTTATGGGTAAAAATGCAGATGAAGTTGAATTTGCAAATGCATTAAAAGTTATAGGTCATGTGTCTAATTACTACAGAAATTATTTTAATAAAAATCATAGATTATTAAATCCAGATAACATGAGAATATCAGAAGATATATATGCGTTTGCAGATGGTATGAAATTTCCTAAGTTTAGTAAAGGAATGCAAGATGCATTTGATAGTTTTAAAAGTTTTAAATGGAAAAAACAAACAGGTGGTAACTCAGATCCTTTTAAAATACAAGATGATTATAGTCGTTCTTTTTATAGAGACTTCTTTGAAACTACAGGTAAAGGCGATGAGTTTGATAGATATATGGGACAACGTAGTATATTGCAGCATCATTTAATGTCTACACAGCATGTTGATCCTATTGCATATTTGTCTATGATATCTAAAATGGACCAGGACATACATGAGTTTGCATCTAAAAAAATTACAGGTGCTGTAGACCATGATGGAAGATTCTGGAAGTTTGACAAAAATAGAGTAACACCTGAATTAAGAAATAATCCTATATACCATTTATTAGGTGGAGATAAATACTTTAAGGGCATTGCATTGAACTTTCCTAAAAGACAAAGTAGATATGATATATCTAGCATGAAAGAATTTAGTAAACAGGCAAACACAATAATAGATGAAGCGCCATCTGATAGAAAAGCAGGCAGGGTATTTGATGTGTTGAAATCATGTGGCGTGGGGGGTAGTTAATGTCAAGACCTAATTGTACAACAGCATTACATATGAATGAATTAAGTAGTATGTATGATGAATTTACTACAAACAAAGATATTAGTAGCGTAATAAAAGATCCTGATGAAGCATTTTATAATTTAATATATAGTGAATTTAAAAGACCTCTTGAAACATTACAATTTAGTAAAGAACTATCAAAAGGTGATTTAAAAGGATTCCAAAATAGATTAAATAGATTAGTTAAGTCTGCTAAAGATGGAACTTTTGCTGGTAAGTTTGCTAGTTTAATGTACACTCCTGAGGCGTTTGCAAGAAAAGACCCTAAGATTAGTCAGTTACTTGACAATTATATAACAGTATCTTCTTATTATAAAGGTAACACTGTTAATCATGATAGAATGCAAACTGATATGCTTAAATCATTGAAAAAAGAAATGAAAGCATTGGGACTCATGACTAGTTCTTTATCTCAAACAGGTAAAAGAATTACTAGAAATGATGCACAAGCTAAACTAGATAAAATTGAAAATGAAATACAAAGAACTATTGTAGCTATAAAGCAAGGTGATAAAGCATCTGAAGGAAAGTTAAAGCAATTAATGGATGATGAGGCTAAGTTATTTACAGACACTGAGTTGCAAGTATATGGACAATTTATAGGTTATGTTGAAAATGCATTACCTAAAGTAATTAACAATAAATTAAAAGCAGATCCTACAGGTAAATTGAAATGGGATGTTACTGAGCAGCGATCTAAAAATAAACCTTTCTTAACTAAAAAAGATTTTAAAGCTATTAAAGATAAAGATGGTAATCAAATTAGTGATAACATGGCTGAGGCATTAGACCAATACGTAAAACTTACTGATGATTTATATTGGACATTAAATAGAGGTGTTAACAAATACATTGATACTGTTATGCATGGTCAGACAGGTAAAACAAAACAGCAACTAGAAAATATGAGATCTAGATTGCAAGAAAAATTAATGCCTGAAAACAAAAAAGGTTACTTTCCTCATTTTACTAGAGACTTATCTATTGATTTTATGGATGGACTAATGGACAAGTTAGATGATATGGTTCTTTCATCTAATAAATATATAAGAAAAAATATATCTTTATCTGAAGCTATTGATAATGTAAATGGATATATATCAGGACATACTAAATCTCAAATGTCTGATGTTGATGCACAGGCATACTCACACAATCTGCCACAAGTATTAAGTCAATATGCTAGTAATGTTAATAGATTTAATTACATTAATAGTTTAAATGCTGCTACATCTGAAGTTTTATTATCTATGGAAAAAATGTACAAGTTAGGTAAAGACAGCAGTGGTTATGGTGATGAGGTTGTTAATTTTATAAATGATCTACATAGATCTGCAACAGGTCATGATAGTATTAAAAATCCAGCGTTAAATAATATGATGAGAACTATACTTGGATTTGAGTTTATATCTAAAATTGGATTTAATCCTAGGTCAGCTGTACGTAACGTAAGTCAAAGTATGTTAAACTTAGTTCAATTTACTCCACGTGAAATAAAAGAATACCGAGATTTTTATGATACTCCTGACAAGAAAAAAGAATTAGAAAAAGTGATGCAACGTAGAGGTATTTTGTTTAAAGATACTACACCTGAACTTCAAGAAGTATTAGGTACTAATCCTAGTTTAGCATCATCTGTTAGATACAATCAATCAACAAATAAATTAGAGTTTGTAGAAGTATCTAAATTAGCTAAAACATCTGGAGCTATGTCAAATATTGCAGGAAAAGCTGGTGTAATGATGGCGGGTGTTGAAAATTATAATAGAAAATTAACATTTGGAATTGCATACTCGAAGATGTTTACTGAACTTGATTCATTTGCATTTAGAGAACAAGAAACAAAACGTATATTAGAAAAAAATCCTAATTATTCTTCAGCTCAAGTTGAAGCAGCTATTAAAAAAAGACATGTGTATTTAGCAGAACAATATGCTACTAATATGTCTGTTGCATTACACTTTGATTACAACGCATTTAGTAAAGCTAAAGGACTTAGAACTAAAACAGGACAAGTAGTAGGCCAGTTCCAACATTATGCTTTTAAATTCTTTGAAAGAAATATGGAGTATCTAAGTAGAGCTAAAAATGATGTTATAGCAGGAGATCTTAATGGACATAATCTATGGAGAGCTACTAGATTGGGACTAGCATATTTTGTTGCTCCTGTACTTGCTACATCATTAACAGGCGTAGAGTTTGGTAATATAGTTGAACATGACGGATATGAAAAAATTAAAAAACTAGCTGTAGGATTCTTTGGTGATGAAGAAGAAGCTGAGAAAGCATTTTATGGCAAAGGTCCTATTATTGGTAGTATAGGTTTTCCTGTATATTCTGATTTAATAAACATAGGTATGATGTTTGATCTTATCAATATGGATGACGATAGCATGATTACCTATTTAGCAGGACTTAAAGATTCAAACGAAGACTATAATGACGATACTTTAACACGAGCTATTCAAATGTTAAATCCTGCTGTTAATAGGGCTATATTTAGACATATACCTCAAATACAACAAGGTAATGTAGGGTGGGTATTGCAATCAGAACTTGGACTTTATCCTACTAAAGAAGCTAAGCAGCAACAAAAAGCATTTCAAGATTCTACAAGTCCAGAGTTATTTGCATTGATTGAAGAACTACAAAAACGTGGTAAGTAACTACTCACTATCATAGTTTTTAGCATAATTACTTACATAGATTTGCAACTTAGATATGGTATTATTCAATACATCTCTAATTTTTTCTAACATAGCAAGCTGCATAATTAATCCTTCAAGTGATTCTTCTTTATCTTTACTACCTTTTATTAGGCGTAGTATTACCTCTAAGTACATAATAATTGACTTATCCATTTTACTCCTTATTTAGTATGTTGACAGTAGTTTAATTAAAAATTTGAATGGTATTGCTGCATACGTTTTACTTCTATTACGCTTAAATACCAACACAGGCGTACGTTCATCGCAGTTTTTTTCTGCCTGTTCTAGTGAGTCCCAAAGGTTTAATCGTTCTTGATTTTTACACTCAAATGAGAGCCCTATGAGGCGTTTGGCAAGTGGAGAGAACACTACATCCTCACCAGAGACTCCCATTATTTGAGATTTTATATCGTCATCATCAAGTTCAGGATATGCTTTCCTGAGTTCTTTAACTACATAGTTTTGTAATTTTCTACCTTTGGCTTTCGCTGACTTAGCTTTCATTGTTAGCTCTCTTATTAAATCTATCCATAGCTATGTTTGCACTTTTAATTATTTCATCTAAATTTAAATCATTTAGATTTTTGCGAGGCTTTATCTTTGTTTGCTCCATTCTTAGTGATTTTTCCAACTTTTGCACTCTTTGTGTTAGTATTAGTATCTCCTGATTTATTTTTTCTATTTCCGTTAGTATTACTTTTGTCTGATTGTCCATCTTCGTTCATCTCCTTTAAAAATTTTGTTAACTTATCTTGGTCTCCATTGCAATCTATGTATGCTAATGTCAATGTATGGTTATAATTAACTGCTTTTTCTACTTGCAGCAATTTATTGTACAATGCATTACAAGTTTTCATTATCTGATTATAAGTTATCTTTTTTCTTTTCATTCCATACCTAACCTTGTAGCCATTCTATTAACTAAATCAATTACCTGACCTAGTTCATCATCAACATCAGCTATCCAGTTACCTAATTTATCTAAATCTTCACGTAACTTTTTAAGATCAATCTCTTCCTTAACTTTTTTAGGTTTTTCTTCAGTTTTCTTAACTTTTTTAGGTTTAGTTTCTTCAATTAATGCATCACCATCTACAGGATTTGTATCAGGTGTTGGCAATGGTTTTTCTTTTATTTTCCCCATAATTTACTCCTTACAATTAATGCCATTACAGCATAGTTAGCAATATCAATGAGTGTATCATCAATACTTTCGTTATTTGGTTTTTTATTTTGCATTGTTAAATTTAAAAATCTGGATATTTTATCATTTAATCTGGTACCAAGTCCCATCAAAGATAATCTTACATCTTCATCTGTCTTTACTTTACTTTTACCCATACCTATATTAGTAGGTCCATAGTCTAATTGTTTTTCACAGAACAGATATAACATTTCTTTTTGTATTGTTTCAAATTCTTTTAATGTTTCTGGATATCTTACCCTAATTTCATCTCTTGGATCTGCCATTGCGTTTCTCCCAATACTTGTTTCTTACTTTGCGTTTAAGTTTACTGTCAGTCTTACGATATTTTCTAAGCACCCATTCATTATTAACTTTAAACGTATAGAAATCCTTTTTCTCCCATTGTAATCTATAATATATTCCTTTGGGTTCTGGTCTAGGATTACGTATATTCCATGCCTCATCTACTATACTACATAATAACACTGCTATATAACATTTCAGTATCACGTAAATAAATCAAGCACTAAGTCTAATAGTGGATGCTCCTTACTCTTTTTTGGCAAGTAAACTTTACAACCTTTGGCTGCAATATTCCAAGGGATTTTTTTAGGCTCAGATATTCGAAATTTTTTGAAGTAAGTGCACTTATCTTCATTCAAATACTTACAGTTAATACAATGGGGACTCACATATTCCTTTGCCATCATTCCTTTGTTTCAGGACTTACAGGACCAGTTATTGTCCCCATTATACTCATCGGATTTGAACTCCAGTGATAGGAAGATTAACATTTAACCATTCCTTTTCTCTATTAGCAGTGGACTCTACTTGTAGAGATCTTATGACATTGTCATCATTCTTATAGGGAGTGATTGACAATACTTTGTTGGCATTATATGCTATTCTAAATGAACCACGTGATGATGCAATATTCATACCTTCAGTCATTGCAGTTTTAGTGATTTCTGATACAGCAAATATAATTACCTTATGTTGAACAGCTAGTTCCATAAGAGCTTGAGATGCTTCTTCTACTTTCATATTGTTATCTCTTTGCTTAGACCTTAACAAGCCTAAGTGGTCAACAACAACAATCTCTGGTTTAACAGCTAGTAAAGATAGTCTTTTCTCTAACTCGCTAGGATAACATGAACCATACTCTACAGTAAGCCATTTGAATCTATCAGTTAGATTCTCACTTAACTGAGAATAATGTTTCATTAGTTGTTCATCATTCCAACCCATCTCTATCATACAGAAACGTGACCATATTTGTCTTGGTGACATTTCCATTTCTATAAAATAAGTTGGTCGCTTGAATGAGTTTACCCAGTTTTGTAATAGCATTGTCTTCATGGATTTAGGAGGAGCCTGAACAATAACTACTTCTCCTGGGTAAATTGGAAAGTCTTGTCCATATAGACTTCCTAAGTTTAGTGGCTCTCTATTTGTAGCTAAGAAATCTAAGAACTCTGCTTCCATAGTCTTAGCATCCATCATTGTCTGTGATTTCTTTGACTTATATAACTTGCAAGTATTTTTACAATACTCGTCCATTATAATATCGCTACATCCATATCTATATCCTGAACCATCATGTCCTGTATAACAATTGGTAACAATACCGTCCATCTCTTTTGCGGTAAAAGGATGAGTATCATTATCAACTTGTTTCCGCCACATTTCCATGACGTTTCTTACGATATCTTCTGGATAGAGCCACCTAAAGTGTGCTGCAAGTCTAAGTGCTACTTGATGACGTTGACCTTGAGCTGTACCTTCTAGCATAGTTTGTATGCATGGAAAGTTAACAGGGTCAGGTTGTCTACCAAGTGATACTTTTTGATATTCTGCAGTAGGTTTAGATTTACGTTCTAATACATCAAATACTGGATCACATTCATGATCTAGTTCTTTTATTTCTCTAGATTGTACAGCATAATCCATAATAGTTTTTATGTCTGTTTGAGTTTGTAATTGAACTTTCCATAAGTTTGATTTACTATTTAATGTATTAGGTATACGTATCAATCTTGTTTTATCTGTAACAGATGGGTCTGCAAAATCAAATATACCTTTAGACTTTAATTCTTCTTTTACTTTTAGATGTAAATCGTCACAAGGTTTCCACCTGAAGGCTTCTTGTGGTATATGGACGTGAAATCCTGTGCCACTAAAATATATTTGTCTAGGGACATCTAAGTCATCTAGCAATATTAGTAAGCCTTGTAGTTTAACCAAAGCGTCTTCAGGGTTTGAACCATCTACGTCTAGTATGAATTCGTCTGGTATATATATCATGCCATCAAAGCCAGATAGACTTTGTTTTTTCTTAACATATTCCATTACATAATCATCATAATCATATAATGACATAAATGTATCTTGTGACATGTTCATATACGTATCTAATTTATTGACATCAGAGAAATGATGCCTGTTATGTGTACCAAATGCAAATTCTTTAATCATACATCATCACTCCTTTCAACAACAAACCATGATTTTTCATTACTATTTGGTGTGTTGATTTTATCTATTTTATATACATTGTTTTGTCTTAACTCACGAAATTGCCTTGTATATGTTTCAGGCGATCCTAATCGTTTACCAAACTTTTTGAGTCCACGCTGCGATAAGTCTTGTATGTCATGAGTTTTAAACATAATACCGTTATCAAATTTCCAGTCCAGAAACTTGATTAAATGCTCTTTTACTGTCATAATAATCTCCTTAATAAGTTTAAAGGGGGACACGATGTCGAATGGGTATGTAAGTGCGGATGCATCCCCCTTTTAGTTAGATACTAGAACGGAACGTTAGCTTCGCTACCATTACTCGTTGTATCTGCTACTGCGGGAGCATTTTGTTTTCTACTTGCAATATATTTCTCAGTTACACCCTTCCAGAAATGTACGTCATCTTCTGTGTAAGATAATATATTACCTTGTTGTACTACAGGTGCAATTCTATCAGAAACTCTTACATATTCTCCATCTTTATAGAAATAGCCATTGATTTGTTTGCCTACAAGACCTGATGCTTCATCATCATATTGTATAGCTTCTTTACCACTAGGTGATTTTACTTTATCAATGATACCAGCATTAGCTAACTTAAATAGCTTTGCTAACGCAAACTCTTCATGCGTTTCTTTGTTATGAGCTTCATACACTCGTAGTTTAAATGTTTTAGGATAACCTTCGAACCATAATTCTATAAATTTAGTTCCATTCCAGTCACCATACTCTGCAGCTTCGATAGTAAGTTGGTGCCATCCTTCGGACCATGTACCACCTCCACTATTATGAGTCATTGTTTTAATTGCCATATTTACTTACTCCTTATCTTAATTGTTGTTGTGCGTTGTCTCTATCTACAGCACTTCTTGGATTTTTACCAGCAGTAGCTTTAGATATTGAATTACCATCATCATCTTTCTGTGCAATACCTGCCATAGCAGCAAGACCGTATCTTCTGCCATAAGTAATAGCACTACCTACACCTTGTGCATCTATCTTAGCCATTGGCACTTTTAACTTTGATCGTAACCATTGACCTGATTCATGTAATAATGTAGTAGTTACACATACAGCACCAGATATAACCTCATTACCTTGCACTATAGATAAACCATGTTTATTTAATGCTGGGAATGAAGACTTAATACATGTATGTAAATCTGCATAACCAGAATTAAAGAAAGGATTTGTGCTAGTCTTTTGTGCACCATCCATTAACGTTTGTGCTTTAGCAAGAGCACTTGCTAGTTTATCTATTTCATTAGACTTCCATGATTCAGGTATTATTTCTTCGACTTGAGGTACTTCTACCTCCTGATTTTTGGATTCTTCCATATTTACTCCTTACAGTTTAAGTAGAAAAAGAGGGAAATATCCCTCTAATTCTATTATTAAGTGTGATTTTGCGACCTCATAATATACGAAAACTATTCTACATTTCCTCGTATTATTTCATATATTTTTACAAGTTCGCTACCACGTCCTTCTACGTCAGCTTTACGGACATCATCATACATACCAAGCTTCATAAAATGATCTCCAAGTTCATCGATTTGTTGCATCCGTTGTTCAACATAATCTCTAAGTTTTTGCATTACTCCTCCTTATTTCCTGGGAATACGACCACTATGTATTTTTGGTTTGCTTCCCTGTGGTTGTAGTTTTGTATGACATCTAATTGTTTTTCTTTTGACATTTCGTCTAGATATGCCCATTCTTTGTGACCTACCATAGCTTGTGAAAACTCGTCTAGATGGTCTGATAGAAACTTTGCCATATTTATTCTCCTTTGATAATATTTGATTAAATATTACATCATCAATATTCTCTTGTACTGAATCAATTAATTGATAGTTACCACCTTGTTCTATGATACGTATCATATCTTCTTCAGTCATTTTCAGGTGCTCCATATTTTAGTTTGAGATCTTCTTGCTCTATAGCGCGTTTGTTATTGTAATAAGTAAATGCATCAATATTATTTTGTTGAATTATATCCCAGTCAATCATATCAGGACAATTACTCATATCATAACCTAACTCATAACCATAATCTTCAAGCCAATCTTGAACTGCGTCTTTAATCTTTCCCATTTATACTCCTAACCAATAGCCAATCTCCTTGTTGAAAAGCGTGATACAATATTTTTCGTTGCACTTCTGCAGAATTTAATTCACCATCTTCCCATAATTCTTCATCAGGAACTTCTTCGTAGAGACCATCACTTATACCACTTGTTTCTTCCCATTTTATTTCTTTAAATATCATTTTTTTACCTCCTTTGCTTCTGGAAACTCATCACCACATTCATTGCAATATAAATCAGTCATTGCATCTGAGTAATCCCATTCAACATGACCTTCACAATTAATTGAATCTATTGTACTATTGTAGTCTGCAAGTAAATATACACTTATATCCCGACTACCACATTCGGGACATTCACCATATAGTTCTTTTTTTGTTTGATAATAGTCAGTAGCATCTATCATTAATCATCTCCTCTCAATACAGGTAGTGTTTGATCAGGTCCTACAGCTAAAGCACCACCATTGTTACCTTCATCATCACACATTGGTATTATCCAAGTGCCATCATCAAGCTGAAATACTACAGGCCTATAATCCCACATAAAATTTTCTGCTTCTTTTTGATTAAGATACCTAACTTCTGTTATTTGTTTACCTAGTAATAGCTCATTAGCTTTATCAGTCCATACTTTTGTTGTACTTTTTTCCATCTGTCACTCCTTTAATTATATAGCAGTGCATAGCCATTAAGGCTACACACTTTACTATAATGTTAAGTAAATCATTTAATGCAAACATAACTTCGTATAACATGTCCATATTATTCTCCTAATAATGGTACATCTGCACCTTTTAGTATATTATTTACAGTAACTTTTAGTCCTTCAAGCTCATTGATACCATGTAATTCATCGATTGCAGCTCTTTTCTTAGCTTCAAGTTCTTTAATAATTTTACCTTCTTCTGTCTCTGTTTCTTGTTTAGCTGCAGTTTGATTGCATAAATATCTAAACCCTTTATGTAAATCAGCAGACCCTGAACTATTATATACACTAGGACTATTACTTTTATATGCATCAATTCCTAAACTTATTCGAACTTCATTGTATACATCATATAGTTTAGATTGTAATTGTCTGTATTCTAAATCTACTTTCTCAAACTTTGCCATATCTTTATCTATTTTTAACATTTTAAGATATTTGCCAAACTCTTTTTCAGATAATGTCTGTACCTGTGCTGCTTTTGTCTGTTTTAACTCACTAATCTTCTCATTAATAGAGTTTTCTATTCTTGTTACGAAATATTTTCTTTGTTGTACTGTTATTTTAGCCATTATTGCTCCCTTATTTTAAGTTTAACCATTTTTCTAGGTTGTTTACTGCTATAAATATGTGATCATCTGGTTTGTCTGACTCTATATAATGCTTAAATTCGTCTTCAAATAGATAATCAACTACCTTTTTGATGTCTTTTTTTATGCAGCTCAAGTTGTCTTCTCCTTTTTTGATACTCATAACGTGCACGTTTGTGTTTCATTCGTATTGTTAAATGAGTATACTCGTGTTTTTTAACATTACTACCTAGTTTTACATCTTCTCTTGTTAAATAATGTATATATTCACTTGCTCGCATTTAATTTGTCCCATATTTCTATAGCTTTTACAGGTTCAAACATAGTATCTCTTTCAATACCTAATCCAAAATGACCTGTATATTCTTGTAATTCATTTAACCCAAATGATCCTATTTCTAGTGCATTACCATCTACAATACCCCAACAATAATCAGACTCAGGGTCTTTATTCATTAAATACCATGTCCATCTACTCATTGGATCAAAAAACTTAGCAACTACTTTTTGTTGCATATTATCACCTTTAGCATATTGTTTCTCTGCCTGTTCTTTTATCACTTTTGTTAATAATTTCATCGTTTTTCTCCTTATATTGATATTTATAGATATAGAAATAAAGGTGGCTTGACCCTCGTTAGTAATTTTAATAAGTCTACCTGGACCAGATAACTTTATTATCCAGTTTAGTTACCAGCGCTATGGGTGGTAACCTGGCTTTACTCGCCTGTCAATATCCACCTATATTCCTTTTTCGACTAGAAAACATCCAGTTCCCTGAATGCTATCCTATTATTAATAGAATCAATGCAACTGTTAGTTTAGTACATCTAGCATAACTAGAAAATCATCACTCTTTTCGGAGGAGACAGCGCCAATACAGGTTCTCTTAGACTTAAAGTCCGTGACTGACATGATTATATTAAACTTTGGGGGCTGTAATGTTACTTCTGACTAGTTCTGAGTGGTCATACTTTAGCCCCCCGTGCACATAACCCGTACCTAGATTAACATATTTACTAGTTGGGTCTAAGATATTGTAAATCCTTGACTACGTTTTACAAATGTAATAAAGTCTTGGAAAAACTCTACATCAAATGGATAATTAGCCATCCAGTGGTCTTTATCGTAACATCCACTTTCATCTTTTGGCGCAGCATCCATATATTCTTTTACTGCTTTTTGGTATTCCATAGCACTTCCATCTTTAAGAGCAGCTTCCATCAATGGCACCATTTTAAGACATGTTTCTTCTTTAATTTCTATACCATCATTAGCAGCACCTGCATCTTGCTCCCATTCTTCCATTACATCATCACATACTTTGCAAGTAAAGTCCCATAAACGTCTCCACCACCATACATTAGCTCTAAAATAAGTACCATTAGCTCTGTCAATAGCGTGTTCTTGTTCCCAGAATGTACTCGATTCTTTTTCCCAATCAACATGTTCTTCACGTTCATCCCAATCTAAGTTTTTATATTTACTATAAATTGGAAACTCTTTTGCATCATATAATCTTGATCCATTACCATATAAATCAAATCCCATCTTAATCCTCCTTTACGAAAAATGTGTAAAATATTATCCATATTGCTAGTGCTATTGTTGAAACAATAAATAAATCCATAATTCTCCTTTAATTTAATGAGCTGCCCCAAGATACAGCACAATGCTGGGGTATTATCTCAGGGCTACTCGTTGGGTTGACAATTAGTCCTCTATACTTGTCTTCTTTTCTAATATATCTTTAGCTAATCGTTCAATTGCTCTCTCAAACAATATTCTCCAATCACATGGACTGCCTTGTCGACCTTCATCACATCTAAGATATACTTCTACACTATCACTATTGTCATTATAATCTAAAGCTGGTTCTTCATCATATAAATAATAGTCTTCTAATCTACTATCTACAATAGTGGCTAATTTCTCAATAATATCACTTACCTGAATATTAACCCTTGTTTCTTCTACTAATTTATATTCTAATGCTCCTTCGCTCATTGTCAAACTCCTTTCGCTATTTTATTACGTCTTTTAATTAATGTTTCTATTGCTTTCTCTGTTGGCTCCCAATTCCTATAACCAATGTTAATTGGTTTGCCAATACTGTTACTGCTCTGTTGTATAAGAACATCATATATCTCAATGATTTCTTTTCTACCTCTTCTACTTTTCATTATCAACTCCTTTGTTGTTAATTATTAGTAATTTGTGACGGGATTTGAAGATTACCCGCAAGTATGTAGTACAGCTTTACTTGTTTCATCATTAGACTGTCGTCTTATACCTCATATCTGCACGTGTCGATTTCAGATACATTGGTATTACCTATCATAGGTTAATGATTAAATAGTCTACCTGTTGCTGAACAGTATTTATGTAGACCCAAGCTCAAAAGACTCTTCTTTTTAAATTTTACTACCCTACTACTTATAACGCTGATTAAGCTGCTACTTACCATTTGATAAGCTAGCGACTACAACGTCTGTCACAATACCTGACCACGTCTTTCAGTATGGTTCACAGGTTTCACAAACGTAATAACATCAAGTAGCGAACTGTCAGCTATTACTATTACTAATTCTTCTATCTTTACTAGATCTCCTATCATACAATCCATCTTTGCAAAGTCTATCAATTACTCTAAATGTTACTTTTCTTTCACCATATAACACTCGTCTTAAATTCCAAAGATTTCTCCATTTCTTACCTTTGCGTTCCAATGATGATAATCCACCATCACCATATAAAACTTTAAAATATTCTTTTACTGTCATATCTTTTATAATGTCCCAATAAATATTACTACAAGGATATCTACCTTCAGGATGTTTCTTAGTAGGCTCTGGATATCTACATGTCAACTGCCTTTGACTATATATTTCACCTATTTTCTTAGTCATTGTCAACTCCTTTGTTAATTATAAGAGAGAGACCACGCTTGTCAAGGTTGGATTGCATATGAGACTATAATAATATCTTATGATATCAATGCGCATGTCTCGCCCAACATTCATGACTTAATGATGTTAGCCCTTTCAAATTTGTGTTTTGGATACTTATAGTATCGAGGACTAACTCGGTGGTTTTAGCCATAACTCTCTCTTAGTTTATTTATTTTGAATCAATCAATTCATAGTTACCACCAGCTAAGGATGTAATACCCATCATCACCAAAGTAATATCTTCAGGTGTCATTTGTATTTTTACCTCATGCTCGTAACGATAAGACAGTGATAAATAAGTCTTACCATTAGCTGTTTTACCACTTTTAATAGTGTCAAACTTATCAAGGTTGTATAATTTATGATGTATGTTAACCCACATTGTTTATCTCCTTAAGTTATTAAATTATTGCAGGAAAACATATCCACGTACACATGGATTCATCTGGTAGAGGTTTTCCCTAACTTGTTCTGTGTAGTTCACACATAGGATTGTTATACGTACAAGCTACAAACGTAACTAAGGCTGTATCACCTTAGCATAATTCTTGAGCCTTTTACTGCGCATAGTAGTATAATACTACATCATAGCTAACATGGGACACATCATGAGGGTCTTCCTCACTTTATACCCTTCCTCACTTGCTCAGGAGGCGCTTAGTTTATTATTTGTTTGGTATAAGTTTATTATATATATAGTGTATACGTGCGATATTATAAGCAATAGACTGTACATAGACTCTTACATATACCACACATAACACACCAATTAACACACTACTACCCCTATTGAGGGGCAGTAATGGTTGCTATTTCTTTCTCAAGATCAGCAATATCTTTCTCATCTTTAGTAACTACACAATTAATCTTATCTAATACAGCTTTATTACCAGTAAGTTGTGCAACTTCTGCTAACATCTTAAGGTCTGATAAGAATCCTTTACGTATATCATTCTTAGTAGGCATCATCTTGCCAAAGACACGTTGGCCAAACCTTACAGGTGCATTGATATAGTTAACTATGTAATCATTTACCAAAGCATTAAAGCGTTTCATCAAGTCCATAAGTTCTCTCCTTATTTAATTAATATTATCATAATCAATTATATTATTCTAAATCAAAAATAACGTAATTCGTTTCACGAAAACCCCCCGTTAAGGGGGTACCTATATATATAAAGCCACATACCAAAATGCTATAATTTTGAAACCTTCTTGTTTTAATCAGCAATATCATATATATTACAACATCAGTAATCAAATGATTATCACCCAGACAGTACCCTTGAAATAGTTCTGCTGTAGGGGTCAGACGGTGGGTTACTCTCCATATAGGATAAAGAGGTTTCCCCTCCAACTGATAAAAATTGCATTATTATATATCTTAAAGTATGGGAGTCTATTACTGGCTTTGAGTAAAAATAATGTTGAGACCAAAAAAAATGGAGTTTTGCTACTCAGGGGAGTATTGCATCTAATTATATGGGAGTTAATATGGCTACTAAAGAATATGTATTAAGAATTGGTTTTGATCCCATTACCGAAGAAGTAACATATATCAAAGAATATATAGATAAATCACATGCTACACTTCATGTAGGAGATGAAGAGGTAGAACTTGATGATGAAGTATCTGATTATATTGTTGGTGATATTATGGGGATTACGTAACCTTCCAAACCATCTGACGAGGTTTGGGTGTGACTTATGAGAACATACAAAGTTAATAAGATAGAACATACAGTATTTGATTCACTTGATGAAGTACCTAGTGATGTACACTATTTAAGTGATTGGCGGGAAGGGTGCGTTGGTGACTGGGTTAAAGCTGATGATGAATGTATTATACAGATCTTGCGTAAAGGTACGATGCTTAAAGCTAAGGGTAAAAAACGTGAGGTAAGTTATATAGGTACATGCACAGGAACGTTTACTGTTGCACCTAGAACAAAAATGGATACATCTAGGCGAGCTAATATATATTCATTTAGTGGAAACTTATCTGCAGAAGAAGTATTAGAAACTAGAGAAAATTTAAATAGTAAAGAAAAATTGTTTGTATTAAATTTGCTAAAGGGCATGGACCCACAAAAAGCATATATGAATGTATATCCTACGAATAACCCTGGATATGCAAATATGAAAGCTGCTCAGCTAATACAGACCGAAAGGGTAGATACTTATATGAGAGAAGAACACAGAGAAGTTTGCGAAAAGCTAGGTATAAATGCCGAAGGCGTATTGCATGGGATTAAGTTAATAGCACAAACTGCAGAAAAAGATGACACTAAGCTGAAAGCCTTATTTAAGTTATCCGACATCTTAGATTTAGAGGATAAGACTAGCACAAGCACGCAGCAGGTCACTAGTGCAGTTTTCCAGGGTTTTAGTAGTAAGGAGCTACAGAGTGCACAGCGAAAGGAATTAAGTGATGGCAAGTAAAACTGGAAGAATGGCAGGATCAGTTTATTATTCAGACACAATGCCTAAGGGCACAGGAGATGTAAATTTAAAATATGATGATAGACTCTATGATTTAGCAGAATTAATATATTATAATAGTGATAGCGCACCTGCAGATAGTGTAAACGCATTACAGCAAGAACTTTTAAAGATTGGCTATTTAGATAAAGATAATCCTAGTAGCAATGATGCAATGTTAGGGCCAATGACAAGAGGTGCAGCGTACAGATATATTACTAACTTTCATGAAGAGGCATTAAAGAAATCTTTTTTTGATTCAGTAAAAGGTATTTTTGGATATTAATGGCTAATATAAATAGTCGTAACGTTTCTGAAGCAGAAGAAGAGTTAAGGCTAGCATATACAGATTTAGTAGCTTTTGGTAAATTATTTTTACCAGATGATTTTATGAGGAGTGAATCTCCTTTTTTTCATTATGAAGTGTGCGATGCACTTAATGACCATTCACATCGACAATTAGCAGTTGTATTACCTAGAGGCCATGGCAAAACTGTACTTACTAAATGCAGTATATTGCATGATTTTTGTTTTGCAGCAGAACCTTTATTCTATGGCTGGGTAGCTGCATCAAGTAAAATATCTGTTCCTAACTTAGATTACATTAAATACCATATAGAATATAATGATAGAATTAAATATTATTTTGGAAACCTAAAAGGAAAGAAGTGGACTGAAGATGATATCGAACTTAACAATGGCTGCAAACTTATTTCTAAAAGTAATCTATCAGGTATTCGTGGTGGTGCCAAGCTACATAAGCGTTATGATCTTATTGTACTTGATGACTTTGAAGATGAGAATAATACAGTCACGCCAGAGAGTCGTGCTAAAATCGCTAATCTCGTCACAGCAGTTGTATTTCCAGCGCTTGAACCAAAGACAGGACGATTAAGAATTAATGGAACTCCTGTACATTATGATGCATTTATACAAAAAATACTTGTTGGGTTTGACCAAGCAAAGAAAGAAAACAAAGACTATTCGTGGAAAGTAATTACATATAAAGCATTGCAAGAAGATGGCACTCCACTATGGCCATCGTGGTTTGGTCACAAAGAAATGGAGCGTAAAAAGAAGTTCTATGCAGATAGTGGTACTCCACACAAGTTCTATCAAGAGTATATGATGGAGGTGCAGAGTGAAGAAGATGCAATCTTTACTCGTGATCACATTAAATTTTGGGATGGTACATTAAGCAAGGACCCTGAGACTGGATTGTCAGTCATTGTACCTGACGGAGAAGACCCACAGCCATGCAGTATATTTGTAGGAGTAGACCCAGCGACTGATAGCGCAAGAAGGAATAGTGACTTTAGCGTACTAATGACAGTAGCAGTTACTCCTAACAATAATATATATGTTATTGATTATATTCGCAATAGAACATTGCCTGTACTTGGTATAGAAGGTATGGATCAAAAAGGTATTGTAGATTATATATTTGAATTAAATGAATTTTATGAACCACAAATGTTTACTATTGAAGATACTACTATGAGTAAACCTATATTTCAAGCTATATATAGTGAAATGCGTAGACGAAATAAGTTTGATGTAAGTTTTAAAGCAGAGGTCCCTGGTAATCGTATGAGTAAACGAGATAGAATACAGGGCATATTAGCACAACGTTTTGCAGTTGGTCAAATACATTTGAAAAAAAATCATTATGAATTACACAGAGAAATTCTTACATTTGGACCAAGGATGGCGCATGATGATGCAATAGATGCATTAGCTTATGCATGTAAATATGCCCATCCACCTCAAGGTTTATCTGAAACTAAAGAGGGTTGGCGTAAAAAGAAACCAAAAGCTAAAAGTTGGGTTACAGCATAATGGGTAAACGAAAATATCACACATGACCAGATGGTAAAAAGCTGCACCCAGTTGGGAAAAAGCATAAGGATGGTGGAATGACAAGAGCAAAAAAAATGAAGCCTGGCAAGTTAAAAGGACCATCTCATAAGAATGGTGGGATACTACTTGAAGCTGAAGGCGGTGAATATATAATTAAAAAATCTAGTGTAAAAAAGCTTGGCAAGGCTACATTAGATAAGATAAACAAAGAAGGAAAATTACCAATGAAAAAACCTGCTAAAAAAATGCATGGCGGCATGATGAAAAAAGGAATGAAAAAATATTATGGTGGCGGTATGACTGGAATGAACAGAAGAAGAATGATGATGGAAGAAGGTGGAATGGCTAAGAAAGGTATGAAAAAAGTAGATAAAAAGAAAAATCCTGGACTTGCTAAACTACCTAAGCCTGTTAGAAATAAAATGGGTTATGCTAAAAAAGGTGGTATGGCAGGAGATTCAATTAAAACTTACGCTTCAGGCGGATATGTAGAGGGGAAATAATTATGAAATTATCAGATCGAATGAAAAAGCCAAGACGAAAACAATCGCTTATGGAAAGAGTAAAAGCTAAAGGACATGGAAATCCCTTTGATCCTTCAATGCCTTCAAAGCCTAAAAAAAAATCTATGCCTAAAACTAAAAAAGAAACTGGATATAAAAAATTACAAAAACGTGGTGAGCCTGGATATAAACCTGTAAAGAAAAGTGCTGCGTCTGGTTATAAACCATTTAAGAAAAATGAAACATCTGGATATAAGCCATTTAAAAAAGATAACAAAGAAAGTATTTTAAAAAAAGAAATAGAAAAGTTTATGTCTCCTGCTGAAAAAGCAAAAAGAAAAAAGAAAAGGTTGCAAAGACAAGCAGAAAGATTAGCTCGTAGGTCAAATAGAAACTTAAAACGAGCAAGTAAAAGAAAAGCTAAAGCTGAAAGCCAAATGATGAAAGAAGCTATGAAAAGAGAAGAGTTGTTAAAAATGAAACATGGAGGCAAGGTTGGTGATGTAGTAAAAACTTATGCTTCTGGTGGTTACGTAGCAGGTAAATAATGGCTTCTCCAGCGTGGCAACGGAAAGAAGGTAAAAACCCAAGCGGTGGTTTGAATAAAAAAGGAGTTGCATCTTACAGGGCAGCCAATCCTGGTTCTAAATTAAAAACAGCTGTAACTACTAAACCTAGTAAATTAAAAAAAGGCAGCAAAGCTGCTAACCGAAGAAAATCATTTTGTGCTCGAATGTCTGGAATGAAGAAAAGATTAACAGGTGCAAAAAAACGTAACGATCCTAATAGCAGAATTAATAAATCACTTAGAAAATGGAATTGTAAAAATGGTGGTATGGTAGGTGATGTAGTTAAAAGTTATGCATCAGGTGGATATGTGGAGGGAAAATAATGTCACTATATGAAAACATAAATAGACGTAAACGTAAAGGCATTAGCAGGTCTAAAAAGAATACTACTATTTCTAAAGAAAATTATGAAAATATGAAAAAAGGTTTTCCTAAAGCTGCTAAAGGTGGTTCGGTAAAAGATTTAAAAAAAGTATCAAAAGAATTAAAAGGTGCATCTAAAATGCATCTAGCTCAATCAAAACGTGTAATGAAACACGCTAAAAAAATGGCTGGAGATTCAGTTAAAACATATAGCAATGGTGGTTACGTGGAGGGTAAGTAATGCCTAAATTTGGTAGCACGTCAAAAAGAAGGTTATCTACTTGTGAAAAAGATTTACAATTATTGTTTAAGGAAGTTGTCAGAGGGTTTGATTGTACTATTGTATGCGGACACAGAGGTGAGGAAGCTCAAAATGAAGCGTATAAACGAGGAAATAGCAAAGTCAAATACCCGCATGGTCGTCACAATGCTAATCCGAGCAGGGCTGTTGATGTGGCTCCTTATCCTATTGATTGGTCTGATAGAGATCGTTTTCACTATTTTGCTGGGTACGTAAAAGGTATTGCATCTCAAATGGGAATAGATGTAATTTGGGGTGGTGATTGGGATAATGATACAGATTTAAAGGACAATGGATTTGATGATCTTGTTCACTTTGAATTAAAAAAATAAAATAGTACGCTCACGCTCAAGACAAGAGCTTAAAGTACACTCGAAAGGAGAATAAAATGTCCAAACCAGGAAAAGGTTTACACACATATACTGTGCAAGAAGCACAAAATTCTACATTAGGTCAAGCTGGTACTGTATACTTATCAGGCTCAGCTACATATGACGCTAGTTCTACAGACAAAACAGTTGTTGCAATTCAAGTTATAGATGATATTACATTTGCTGCTACAACTACATCTGATAGCATTGATCATGCTACTCCAGCATCAGCCTCAGCGCTAGGTGGTTCTGCAATGAGTACATTATCAGTTTCTTCAGGAATAACTTTATATGGCAGATTTAATAAAGTTGTTATTACTGCTGGAAAATGCATTTTATATTTAGGTTAATATGCCAAAGTTAGGATTAGGAACAGGATTTTCAAGATCAGGACTTGTTGTCCCAGGTGTCGTTACAGATGGCTTGGTTATGAAGCATATGTATCCTGCAGGATCAGTACAACCAATAAGTGATGCGGCTGTGTATTTTAACGGTCCAGGAGCTGATGATTATATTGATTGTGGCGCTATTAATGTAGGAACTACTTTTAGTGCTGGAGGATGGTTTTGGATTAATTCAACTGGGCAAGACCAATATGCAACTCTTTTAGGTCAAGCAATATATGATTCAATTGGCGGCCACATAGAAGGATTTATTTTAAGACTTAGCACTAATAATTTACAGCTTTCATTTGGCGATGATTCAATTGGCGCAAATGATTCTATTACTATTACTAATTTTTTAACTACAACAGGAAATAATAACAATTGGGTTCATTTATATTTTACAATATCAGCAGATGCAACAGGCTCTAAAATTTCAAAACTTTATCAAAATGGAGCTCTTATAGCAACAGATACTATTGTTAACTTTGAAGGAGTACATAGTTCTTCAAATTTTACAATAGGAAAGGCTGATAGTTTAAATGCTAGTGAGTCAGCTTTAAATGGATATGCTTCTAATGTTTCATTGTATTCTACGGAATTAACTCAAGCACAAATAAAATCAATTATGTTTAAACAGTATGCAGATTTAACAACTAGTCAAAAAACTAATTTAGTATCATGGTGGAATTTAGATAGTACAGTAGCAGATGACATTCCTTTAATTTACGATGAAAACAATACAACGCTAGGGGCTAATCTATGGGATGGTGGTGATGTTGGCCCAGATTCTCTAGGTGATGCAGATGGACACCCCTCTCATTCAATGGATATATCTGATGTAGGGCTTGCTGCTGGAGATGTAATAAAACTATCTGGAACTATTTCTGGTTCAAATGGAGGTAGAATTATATGTCCAGATGTAGCTGCTGGGTCTAATGGAGTAACTAGAATCCCTACAGATGCTACAAATGAGCATACTACAGATGGTGATATTGTAAGATATTTATATGTATCAGATGTAACAGGTGTATTAAAAATAAGAACTGATTTTGATGGTTCTGGTGATAACCAAGATGATAGAACTCAAAAAATAACTAATATAAGTGTTCAAAAAATTACAAATGCAGGAAGGCTATTATAATGGCTGCTACAATACAAAAAACATTAAAACCAACTAAATACAGAGCAGTAGATACTTCTACGTCAGAACAAATTATATCTCAGAATCATCTAGTAAATCCATCTTTTGGGAGCAATATAGATAATTGGAATACAAGCTATTCAGCTACTCATGATTCTACAGATAATTCATGTAAAGTTACAATAGATAGTGATGGTTCTTATGCAGCAGTATATCCTCAATCTTCAGGATGGACTGATGGTGTTGGACATAATTATGTAGCAGGGAAAAGATATAGGGTAAGATTTAAAGCAAAAGGTAGTGCTACAAATCAAATAAGAGTTCAAGACAATACTTCTAATACTGGAGGTCTAAATAGTTCAACGCCAGATAGTGTTATAAGATTGACAACATCTTATGTTACTTATGAAATAAATTGGACGGCAAATGAAAATTCAAATACAATAGTTTTTGCTAGAAACAGTACTAGCGAAACAAGTTGGACTTTTAACCTAGATGATATAGAGGTGTATTTAATAAATTCCTTTGGCAACAACAATCATGGACAGATATATTCAGGTAGAGGATTAGAGTTTGATGGTGTTAGTGATTATGCTGTAATTCCAAACGCAGATGCATCTAAGCCTACAGATAATTTTACAATAGCTTGTTGGGTTAATATAGCTTCAGGCTCAGGCACATGGAAGACTATATATGGTAAATCAAGTTTTGGTGCTGGTATATGGTTTGCTGTAGATACTAGCGAACACCTTGTGTGTGGAATAAAAGATGTTGTTCATTATAGTTATTTTAAAACAACTTCAGGTTCAATACCTATTAATGCATGGGTAAGATGTGTAGTTACATACGAAAGAACAGGAAGTACTTGCAAAGGAGTAATATATTTAAATGGAGTTGCTGCAGAATTGAACTCTGGTGGCTATGAAATAAATGAAAACAGTACTGGAGTTACAGCTACAAGCGCTGGGCATACAGATGATTCATATCGATTAGGTCTTTCTAATACATATTATATGGATGGGAAAATGTCTGATTTCCAAATGTGGCATGCTACTTGGTCAGCATCTGATGTATTATATGACTATTTAAATCCTGAATCTTTAGCATTAAATAATAGTGGTACTTCACTTACAGAGTCTAATCTAAAACTCTGGTATCCTATGCAAGATGGGCATAGAGGTCAACAATCTTATATAATGGATGGAGCTAATACAGGATTAAGTGATGAGATTCTTACAAATGCTGATTTTTCTAGTTATACTAATATTAGTGGAACTATAGGAAATTCTAACGTTTCTGGAATTAATTTGACTGGCTGGGCAGAACAAGGTGGAACAGATGGTACAGCTGGAGATACAGTTGGAAGTGGAGCATATACAATAAGTTCTATTAATAATGGATTTAGAATAGATATTACTGAGGCAGCATCTAGTACTTATCACCACAGAATATATCAACCTCTCACATTAACAATAGGCGTTACTTATAGGGTAGCTTTTGAAATGAGATCAAATACTACTGCTTCTCATGTAGGTGGTATTCGTGACCAAGATAGTGACCCAACTTCATCTGATATTGGGACTCTTGATGGACCTAATGTGTGGACTTCATATGAAGATTATTTTACTTGGGATGGACAAAGTGGAGATGGAGATACTGTTATGGGCATGCATTTCTGGAATGGAAGTGGAAATGTTGGTGATTATTTAGAAGTTAGAAATGCATCAGTCAAAGCTGTAAACGACAAACATCATGCAGCTACTGAGTTTGAAAATGAAGAAATGATACTTAAATCTAAAAATCAAATCTTTGATCAAGGTACTAATCTCGCTACTTATGCTTGGGATGAATACAATAGTCCTACTTCAACTACAATAACTAGCGATGGAAAATTACAAGTAGTAACTAATGGTGATGGTACAACTACTCAAGGTGCAAAATTAGAGGTATCTGGGAATATAACAGCTCCAGTAGCAGGAAGAACATATAGAATAAGAGCAATGTTAGATAATGGTGATGGTGCGAATCTTGATGCTACATATAAATTTTCATTTGGAGGCACAGCTGCAACAATTACTGCATCTGATGGAACTCCTAGCGATGGTACTATAACTACTTCAGAAGAAGAATATTATGCAGATGTTGCTGCTGCTAATTCAACTGGAGATTTAATTATTTTAATACCAAGTGCAGCAAATGATGCAGCTACTACATTTACTATAGATTCAGTATCTGTTAAAGAGCTAGGTGTAGCATCAGGCTGGACAGATGCAGATCAACAAATAGATATACCTCAAACAGCATTACAATCTTATAATCAGTTAGCTTGGGCTACTGATACAGGTGAAAGTGTTGAAATATCTAATCATTCTGATTTTAGTTTTACAACTGGAAGTGCAGACAAACCTTTTTCAATTAGTGCTTGGTGTATGCAAGCTGAAGATGATGCACTTTATATTTTTCAACAAGGAGGTTATGGTAGTGGTATACACCAATGGGAATATTCGCTATACATAAATTCAGTTCAAAAAATACAATTCTCTTTACATGATGGAGCTACAGCTGATGGGGGTGCTCGTAATGATAATACAAATTTTGTTAAATGGCTTACTGATTCGGCAGTAGCAAGTAAGGGAGAATGGTTTCATATAGTTGCTACATATAATGCTACAAAAGGAGCTACTAATGGTAAAATATATATTAATGGCGAAAAAGTCAATACAACTTATACTGAAACTGGAACATATCAATATATGACCAATCAAGGTTTTTCAGCGATGATGTTTAAAAGAGGAACTTCTGGTTCCTATACAGGTCCTGGTAGTTTAAATGAAATATCAATATGGGATACAGCGTTATCAGCAGCAGAAGTAACTGAATTATATAATAATGGTAAAGCTATGGATTGTTTATTGCATTCTCAATATATTAGTGACCCTCCAGAACTTGTAGCTTACTGGAGAAATAATGGATTAGCTACTTGGACTAATTTAGAAAATCCAGGAACTCATGATGCTACTCTAAGTAATTTTACCGAAACCCTATTACTCCCAGCAGGAGTAGATGCTTCTAGAGATACTCAAGGCTACTTAATGAATAGGCAGAAGACTACTAATTGCTTAAATATGTACAACGAAAAACATGAAACTTCAGCAGATATAGATAAAGGCGTTATAATGAAGCGTGTTGGAAATCCTCTTACTGAAACTGAGCAAGAAGCGATGACAGTAATGGTTTGGTTTAAAGCACCTGATAATACTCAATCAGATGCATTCTTTGTTGTAGCTACTGATGGGGCTGCGCATTTAACTGTTCAAACTCAAGGAACAGGTAGGTTTAGATGGACATACGAAGTAAATGGTTTTAGTGGCAATGCAAGGTATAGAACAGTTTCTAATACTTTTGAAACTAATAAATGGTCATTCGCCGCATTTGTATGTGATACCGATATTGGCTCTGATAGTGATAGAGTGAAATGTTATGTTGGAGATATAGATAGTGATTTAGCTCTTGCAACTCTTGATGGAACGCAAACTGGAAGCCCAACAAGTGGTATGGAAGATGATCAAGTATGGTTAGGTGGAGATAAACCTAGTGGTAAAAAATTTACAGGTCAAATGGATGATTTTTTAATATACAATAGAATACTAACTTTAGATGAGATAAAAAGAAATTTTAAAGCAGGTAAAAGGAGTCACAAATAATGGCACATTATGAAATGTATTTTTGTTTACCTAGCAGTGCATATGATAGTGCTGTTGGGACTAAAATTAAAGCACTATATCCAATAGTGGAATCAGTAAATGAAGATACTGGAGAAGTAACCTACAAATCAGCTCCTACATGGAAGGATATAATTATGTCAGGGAAAGTAGGTGCTCCACGATATTCAGATGATAATGCATATTGTATTATTAAAGGCGAATGGTCTATGAAGGATGGTGTATTATCAGAATTAGTAGCACTAGGTTCAGGCGTTGCATATCCAAACTTTAGTGTATTAACAAAGTCTGAAGCTCAGACATTAGCAAGCAGTTCAACCTTTACAGGAGAATAATGGCTAGAAAAAAGAAAGCAGATCAGATAAGACAATTGTATAACTTGTCTAATACGTGGACAAGAAAACAATGGGAATACGTTAATCAAAAAGGTTATGACTTTGCTCACGATGAACAGTTAAGTCAAGATGAAAAAAATTCATTAGAAGAACAGGGAATGCCTACTTTTGTAATTAATAGAATATTACCTGTAGTGGAAATGTTGAATTTCTATGCTACTGCAAATAATCCTAGATGGCAAGCTGTTGGAACTGAAGGAAGTGATATAGATGTTGCAGCAGTATTGTCTGACTTATGTGATTATATATGGGCATTATCTGATGGTAATACATTATATGGAAACGCTATAAATGATGCTGTTACAAAAGGATTAGGATATATGCTAGTATCTGTTGATAAAGATATGGATAATGGTATGGGAGAAGTAGTATTAAGTCAACCAGAACCATTTGATATCTATGTTGATCCTAAATCTAGAGATATGCTATTTAAAGATGCAGCCTTTATACTTATACGAAAAGTATTACCTAAAAATCATTTACTTAAAACATTTCCAGACTATAAAAGAAAAATTACACAAGCTAGTAGTGATGAACAATCTCAACGAAGTTGGTCAGCTAGAGCTGTAGGAGATAAAGATCAAAAGTTATTTGCATTTAATGATACTACAGAACAAACTAATATGGCTATTGATTCAGATGGTAGCCAAGATGAGTTAACAGAATACTTTGAAATTTATGAAAAAGTAAAAGTATCATTTATGAATGTATTCTACAGAATCCCTCCTAGCCCAGAAGTAATTAAACAAATACAGCAACAAGCAGAAGTTGCAATGCAAGAAATGCAAGCTGAAATGCAAGTTAAATTAGCTGAGACACAAAGACAATTAGAGATGGCTGTACAAGAAGGTAAAATTATACCTGAACGAATGCAGATAGAGTTGGAAAAAGAACAAAAAATGATGCAACAACAACTACAAGCATTTCAGCAAGAGACTATAAGTAGGTTGCAAAATGAAGCATCTAAAATAGAAAATGTTGTTGTATCTGAAAAAGAATTTAAGATATTAATGGAAAATGATGATATTGCAAATAATATTGTTGACCAAGTTCAATTTTATGATGTAAGAGTAAAACAGATAGTTGCAGTAGGTGATAAAATATTATACGAAAAAATATTACCTAATACAATTAAAGACTATCCATTAATACCATTTCATTATAAATGGACAGGTACTCCATATCCTATGAGTGCAGTTGCTCCTTTAATAGGTAAGCAGCAAGAAATAAATAAAGCTCATCAAATAATGGTACACAATGCATCATTAGGCTCATCGCTTAGATGGATGTATGAAGAGGGAAGTATTGATGCAGAAACATGGGAAAAATATTCATCTAGCCCAGGAGCATTACTACCTATAAGGCCAGGAGTAGAAAGACCTACGCCTGTAATGCCTTCACCATTATCAAGTGCATTTTTTCAAATAGTGCAACAAGGTAAAAATGATATTGAATATCTTGCAGGTATCTATAGTTCTATGATGGGAGATTCAGGTGGTGCTAGTGAAACATATAGAGGTATGTTAGCATTAGATGAATATGGTACACGTAGAATAAAACAATGGATGAATACATCTATTGAACCTGCATTAAAACAATTAGGACATGTAGTGTTGCAATTTGCACAATCTGTATATACTGCAAATAAAAGATTTAGAATAATACAGCCATCTGCTATACAAGAACAGAGAGAGGTTGAAATTAATATTCCTATATATAATGATATGGGTCAAGCTATAGGAAAATCAATGGATATATCTGAAGTTAAGTATGATGTTAGAATAATATCAGGATCTACATTACCTATTAATAGATGGGCATATTTAGAAGAATTAAAGCAGTTAATGCAAATGGGTGTTATAGATGATATAGCATTATTAGCTGAAACTGATATTAAAAACAAAGAAAATATTATTAAAAGAAAAAGTGTATACTCACAATTACAATCTCAATTATCTAGCTTACAAGAAGCTGTTAAAGATAAAGATGGTACTATTGAAACTTTAGAGCGACAATTAGTACAAGCTGGTATAAAACATAAAGTTATGCAAGCTGATGTAGAGATAAATAAAAAGAAAGAAGAAGTTAAATCTAATATGAATAAAGAGTATATACAGACAGAAGGAGAACAGAAATTATTACGTAATGTTATGGGTAATAATGCTGATACTCAAATGAAGAATTTGGCTGCAGAAATGCAACAAGTAAAAAACAATTTGCAAAAGAAGGAGACTTCTGAGTAAACTACGTTGAAGAATAACAATCAAATAAGGAGATGTTATGTCTAAAGAAGAAAGTACCGCAGGTAACCCTGAGATTGGTATGACTGAAGATTCTTTTGATCAAGTCGTACAATCAGATTCAGGCTCCGATGGATTTTTTGATGCTTTAGAAGATCAAGTAAACGGAGGAATAGTAGATCCAAATGAGGCAACCCGCTCAGATGTTGGCACCGAAATGGCTTACGAGCCTGAGGAATCCCAAGAACAATCTGTAAGTGGCTCCAACAATATGGAACAGTCAGTTAACAGCCCAGACTGGGAAAAGCGATACAAAGATAGTAGTCGTGAAGCTGTTAAGCTAAAAGAGCAAATGAATGAATTGACTCCATTCGTACCTGTTCTTGAAGCTATGAAAAATGATAGTGGCCTTGTGCAACATGTCAGAGAATATTTAGTAAATGGTGGGCAACCAGCAAAATCAATTCAAGAGCAATTAAATCTTTCTGAAGATTTTGTTTTTGATGCGACTGAAGCTATGTCAAGTCCTGATTCTGATAGCGCTAAACTTATGAATGCTCATGTAGATGGCTTAGTGCAAAAAAGAGTTAGCAATATGTTAGAGAATGAAAAACAAAATGCTCAAGCAATGCAAGCTCAAATAGCTAAGAAAAAAGAGGAAGAAGAGTTTAGAGCTAAAAATAATATGTCAGATGAAGAATATGCACAGTTTGTAGAAAAAGCTAAAAATCACATATTAACATTAGAAGATGTAAACTATCTTGTTAATAGAGATAAAGCTGCTGCAAATACTGCAAATGCTACAAGAGCAGACATGCTAAATCAAATGAAAAATGTTCGAAACATGCCAGCAAGTGCCAGTGGAGCCAACTCTCAAGGACAAAAGAATAATCCAGATGATGATATATTTGAAGGACTATTAGGACTTGATGGTGGCGTTGATAACTTGTTTGGATAGATAAAACATTTAAATAAAGTCTATCTAAACTTAATTAAATAGTTAAGGAGATAGAACTATGGCAGATAGTAATATTATAGGCGGTAACAGTCTATATTCTGATCAAGACCATGACGCTCTAACAGGAAGTCAATCTACTCTAAATACGGGTGCCTTAAGACGAAAGTATAACTTTGGTGACAGGGTATCTGAATTAGCATTAGCACAAGATCCTTTCTTTAGATTCGTTAGTCAAGTAGCAAAAAAACCAACCGATGACCCTTCATTCAAATATACTGAAAGACGTGGATCATTCATGAAAAGATATGCTTATTTGGAAGCATATAGTGAAGTAGCAATTTCGCTACCAGCAACAAACCCAGATGCAGCAGATACTAGCGCAGCTATGTCTGAAGGTTCAAGCGTATATTCATTTAAGTTTTTTACTGATTATAATTCTGAAGGTAATCTTCAAAATATAGTTGGTCAAACTTGTAAGTATTACGCTGGTGTAACTGGTACACAACCTAAGTTTTTCATACCAGGTCAAATAATTAAAGTTCCAGTAGCACCTTCAGGAGCAGCTTTTACTGCATCTAGTATGAATGCTTACACTTTATGGAAAGTTAACTCAGTTGATTTAAATACACCTAATTACGCAATTGTAAATGCAACATGTGTAAAAGGTACTTCAGCAGTAGTTAGAATGCCAGATGGTGATGATGTAGTAGGATCAGCAATTGCAGCTAAAGCTCAAGAAGATCTAGAACCATTCAAATGTTATGTTGTTGGTTCAGCTCATGGTGTGGGCACTGGGTATCCTGAAACTTGGGAAGACCAGCCTTTTAGTACAGGTTATGGGCAAACTCAGATATTCAAAACATCAGCTGTTATGAATAATACTGACAGAGCTACTGTACTAAAATACGAAGGTAATGAGTGGGCAAGAATCTGGAAAACTAAATTAATTGAACATAAGTATGATATTGAGCAGTCATTATTGTTTAGTACTCAAGCTACTACAGGTGGTGTGAATACTACACAAGGTGCTGTTGATTGGATTTCTACTTATGGAAATACATTTAGTCTAGACCTTGCAACTGCAAGTCAAGATTCATTCCTAGATAACATGTCAGCATTACTTGATCCACGATATAATAATGCTAGCTCAACAGTATTTTTCTGTAATACAGCAACATACAATTGGCTACATAAATTATCTGGATACTTTGCTAATAATATAGAAAAGTCAGCAAACTATAGAGCTGATATGAGTATTATTGGTAAGAAAAAAGTATTAGGATTAGATGTTTCTCAAATCTCAACAATTTATGGTGACATGAATGTGGTTAGAAATATCCACCTTGATGGAACTGATGTTAAGATATTAGGAATTAACATGAAGTACTGTGCTTATAGACCATTAGTTGGTAATGGAATAAACAGAGATACATCAGTCTACGTAGGTGTGCAAACACTTGAGAACTCTGGGGTCGACAGAAGAGTAGATCAAATACTTACAGAAGCGGGAATGGAATGGTGTTGTCCTGAAACTCACGCTATCTGGTCATAAGGAGGTTTAATTATGGCAAATCCTTTATACGGACAAAATAAAGCTGATGATCATCTTGATTCTCAGCCTAAAATAGTAAAGCTACCTATTAATGGTGGTGTTGCTATAACAGCTACTAGTCATGCAGCTGGTGACCATGGAATATCATGGAAAAATCCTGAAGGCGAAGACATCATTGTAGAATGCATAGTTCTTGATGTTACAACCGCAGCTACTG